ACGACGCCCATCAGCGCACCTCCAGTTCAGCGGTCGGCTTCTCAAGCCGACGGAGCATCGTTTCGACGGCACGGCGGACGAGCGCGCTGCGGCTCTTTCCCGCCTTGTCGGCCTGCACGCCGAGCCGGTTGTACTGGTCGATGGAAATCCACACCGCCTGACCCTTGAGCCGGCGCGGCGCCGTCTCGGACGGCGTTTCGTTCTCGTCTTGCATCTTCTAACCTTTCCCGGCTTAGCCGGATGGTGGGGGACCTTACCCACCATCGGCAAGACTCGCAAGGGGACATTAGCCCTTCGTCGGGAATCTTTCGTTCAGCGCCCGCCGTCGCGCCGCGCACCCGCCGCAGGACGTCGCCCGCTTCTCCGGCGTCGGCGGCTTCCAGAACCGCCGCAGGCGCTCCCACAGGGCCTTGAGGCCCGTCGCCCTGGTGACGGCCTCGACGCGGTCGCCTGCGCCTCGCGCAGGCCCGTCGTAGTGGTCGCACACGGCGCAGACGCGAGGCGGTACGTGCCGCCCGTAGGCGTCGGCCCTCGGCTGCGTGCACTTGGTTCCCTCGCGGTATCTGCACGTCATGTGATGGTCACCGTCATCGTTTGAGAGCAGGTGTCGGTGTAGCTCAGCGTCGCCGAGCACTCGTTTACGACGCCCTGCTCGGGCTCGCAGGTCCACGACCAGGACGCCTTGCCCGTTCCGCATACGCCCGTCGGGATTCCGTTGCAGTCGAAGTAACCGCAGGAGTTTCCGTTCCCGATCACCTGCCAGCTCGTAGCCACCACGTTGGGCGGCCAGTGGTTAGGCGCAGGTAGTTCCGGCGTGCAGCCGTCGCCTTGCGGCGGCGAGTAGACGTCTTCCCACGTCGAAGCGTCCGGGCATCCGCACGCGCCGGCGATCTCAAACTTGTTCAGTATCCACGTGCCAGCCTCCTCGTATCCGGTCGCGGTGGTGCAGCATCCCGGCGTGTAGGAGAAGAAGTCGTTCGCCGTGTTCAGCGTCTCATTGAGCGGACGGTATTGGATCGTCGGGCGCGGGCATCCGCAGGTGATGCAGCACTTGTATTCAAGCACGCCGAGCGCGGCGGCGTCCTTCGCCATCGTGCGCGCCGTTCCGTAGGATCTGTACGTGTGCTGGAGACAGAACGCGACGTCGGGCTTGCACTCGAAGTTTGCGTCGCAACCGGAGCACTCGTCGGCGAGCGGGTCGTACCAGGCGTCCGAGTTGGTCGACGCTTCGTAGACGTACTCGCGGAAGTCGTAGGAAACGAGCGCGGTCGGGCAGTAGTACACGCGCTTCACGCTGCCGCGGCAGTTGTTTCCGATCGTCGAGAAAGCCGAGTTGCTTGCGATGGTGTACGTGTAGGTCGCGATGGTGTGGGTCACACCATTCGACCACGCGCGCGAGATTGTGCCGTTGTAGGTGATCGTAATCGTGGCAGGCGCCACGAACGTCGGGCAGCTTGTCTGCATGGCGCAACAGTCTGCGACTTCCCCGTCGCAGCAGCACCACCGCAGGTTCTGGCTCATTGCTCGGCGCTCCAGTCGAACGGCACGGCCGTCTGGCCCTCGAGCTCCTCGGCGTCGATCCACCCGACCTCGACCATCTCGTCGCCGTCACGCATCGCGACGAGGACGCTGCCCTTCGCCTTGACGATCAGGAGCGGCGAGTCCGGCGCGGCGACGTATCTCGGCCCGCACGCGGTCAGCCAGACGAGAGCCCCCGCCAACGACGCGCACCACGCGAGAACGCGCAGACCATTCAAGCAGAGAGTCGATGATCGCGCGAACGAGCGCATAGATCACTTAGCGCCCGCTTGCTCGCTCGTCACGCCGTTGTCGCGCGCGGCGATCAGCCCGACGCCAGCCATGACGGCCGCGGCGACCGCGCCCCAGTCAGGCATGGTCACCGGGTCGGCGTCGAACAGCGCGCCGACCGCGGTGGCGAGGGCGGCGACGATGGCAGCAATGCCCGCGGCGGTGGTCTTCCATGATTTCATTCGTCGTGCCCTCCGTGCTTGTGCTGAGACGCGATCTGAAGTGAGATCGCGTGCAGCGAGTTTCGGATGTCGTGGATCGCCTTGTCGTGGCGGGCGAGGATCTCGTCGTTGCGCCTCATGTCGCCGTCGAGGCGCTGCTCGATCTTCGTGAGCCGGTTGCCGATGTTGAACAGCATGGCGAACAGCGGCCCGAGAATGACGGTGAACGGCACGGCGAAGGCGAGGAGCTGCTCGATGTTCATCGCCGCTCACCCGGATCGAGTGACCACATCGAACAGATCGAAGTTCCGGTGGACGTCGCGAACTCAAGAGAGTTGGGCGCGCCGATACCGAGGTCGATATGGTTGCCGTCGGTCGCGCCAGTCAGGACCACCGAGACGCCGTCGCCGACGCGACGTACGAAAACGTTTGCGCGCGGCTGAAGAAAGATGACGCGCTGATCGCTGTTCGAGCTGATCGTTTGGTACGTCGTGCCAATGGTGACTTGGCCTTCAAATCGAACTGGCATCAGCTTTCCCCCGGATCAAAGGACCAGACGGAAACCGTCGTTGCACTACCGTTGGAACGGACAAACACGTTTGCGAGGTCGGTCACACCGAAGTCGTAGCGACCCGCGACGCCGGATGCAAGCCTGATCGCGTTGGTTCCGGCGAGGACGCTGGAGAACGTGCAATCGGCGTTCGGCTGAACGTAAAGTCGACGGTTTGGGACGCTGGTTGCGCTCAGCGGAACGTACGCGCCGCTGCTTGCGTTGGCGGTGACGAGGCCATGAAACTGAACAGGCATTAATGACTCCCGATGAGTTGGTCAGGGTTGAAGGCGAATGAGGTATCCCGAGCAGACGTGAGTGCTGTCGGTGAGGTAGGCGATGATTTGAAGCGGCATAGATCCTCAGCACGTCCCGTCAAAGGCGTTCTCGACCGCGAAGAGCCAGATGGGAGAACCGTTCGCCCGTCGGCCCGGAAAGAGCAGCACGTACATTCCAACAGCGACGGGCATGAGATTCAAGCCCGCCGGCACGTTCGCCGGGTTCACGTTCGGTCCGATGAACGTCGTCGTGTTCGCGGCCTCCGTGACGTTCAGCGCCTCGCCGTAGTACCACGGCTCAGGCGACGGCACGGAGAATATGTAGCGCGTCGTCGTGCCGACGTTCGCCTGCGTCCAGGTGTAGAGCCACCGGTTGACCTCGGGCGCGGGCAGCGCGCTGTACCCGGTGATCCTGCCGAGGATGAACGGCACGGTGTCCATCTGGACCCGCGCACGCCACTCGGACGGCAGCGCCGCGGCCATCTGGGCCGTGTTCGCCGCCTGCACGCGCTGTGAGTGCGTCTGGATCATGGGAAGGTGATGAACGACCCTTCCTTAGCCGTCTGCGCCGCGAGGGTCGAATCGTTGGAAAGGCCGAAGATCGTCGAAAGGTTCGCGCTGCCGCGCACGAGCGACTTCCACGTGACCTCCGACGCCTGACCGCTGGAGTTGACCGACGCCTTGCCCCAGACGTCCGTCTTGGGCTGCTGCTCGCAGCCGTACCACAGGTCCCAGCGGAGATTGAACGTGGCCCGGTAGTACTCGTCGCGGATGTGCGCGACGCTGCCGGACTCGCAATACACCTGATTCGCGGTCCAGTGCATGAACGTCGCGTTGTTCCACTTTCCCGCGATGGTGTTGATCTTGTCGTACACCGAGACAAGCGTCTGGGACGAGTTCACGCCCGAGCAGTCGAACACGACCGAGACGCGCACCGTCATCTGCGGAATCAGCGCCTGGATCGGCTTGCCCGCGTAGTCGACCGACGTGCCGCCGAGATCGGCGGTGGTGTTTAGATCCGCCGCCGGCTGCGTGCTGAACGACGGCGAGCGGTACATCAGCACGCTGCGCGGCGTGGCGTCGAAGTCGACCTCGACGGGCAGCGCGAGCTTCGAGAGCCCGGTGCCTTCGTTCCACGTGTAGAGCTGGTCGTAGCGCGCGGTGACGTCGAACACGGTGTTCGACGAACTTGCCACAGGCGTGGCATTGACCGCGCGCAGGCGCATCATGCCCATCCGCTCGGTGGTCACGGGCGTGCCGCGCAGGGTGCTCAACGGCTTCCCGAACGCGCCCAGGACGATCGCCATGTGCGTGGCGTTCTCGACGTCGACGTTGCCGTCGAGCGTCACGCGGCGCGTCACGGTGTACGTGCCGGCCTGCTGCGGACCTCCGTCGGCGAAGCTCTGCGCGACGATGGCGGATCGGGTGATGGCGGTGGGTGCTGGCATTTACTTGCTCATCATCCTGTAGAGGTCCAATGTCATGCCAACGAGCGGAGACATGAGCCGCGCGGACTGTTCGTACTGAGCGTCGGTCCCCGGCGTAGCAATCGCCGCGGTCACCTTGTTGACGCCCTCGACGCCGCCGCCTGCGAGCGCCGCCCCCACTTGTGCGGCGAGCACCTTCGGAAACTCGTTGATGATGTATTCGGCGAGCGACCCGCCACCCTGCGCCGCCATGCCCTGCGCGAAAGCCTCTGAGGTGGACAACCCAGTTGCGACGCCGACGTTCTTCGGTGCGTTCGCTGCGATCATCTGGGCCATCTGCTGCGAGAATCCAAACTCCTCAATGCGGCGACGCTGATCCATCTGCGTCTCCTGGAGCGCCTGTATGGCACGCTTGCGGACGTCCGGCAGCGCCTGCACGGCCCCGACGCCCGCGCTGATTCCGGCGATGCCAAGCCCCGCGGCGCCGAGCCCGAGGCCCAGCCCGCCCATCGACGCGAGCATTCCGACGCCGCCGATGGCGCCGAGCCCGGTGCCCTTTACGCCGAACTGGCCGGCCACGCCCTGGACGCGCATGGCCGACTCGCCGAAGCCCTTGAGCTTCTTCGACGTCGCCTCGGCCGCGGCGTTGAGCCGGTTGAGCTCGCGGCGCGCGGAATCCGTCGCGGCCTGGAGGCCCTTCGAGTCGCCGGTGATGGCGATGTTGATGCGTGAAACCTTAGCCACGGCTTGCCTTCTCGACGGCCTTGTCGATCTCGGGGGCGACGTACTGGAGCGCCAGCGCCGGGTAGACCGTCTGGTACCGCTTGATCCACTGGCGCGGTCGGCTGAAGCCCACGACGCGCGTGTTCAGCGCCTTGCCGCGCTCGCCGCGCGACTTCAACAGGATCTTCTCCGCGGTCGTCGTGGCGCGCTTGATGGCGTGGCCGTTCTCAAGCCATCCGTGGTACCAGTGCGGCGTGAGGTACGAGCCGTCAATGCGCTTCACGCCGACGGCGGCCCACGTCACGAGGCCCTTGCTGTAGCCCTTCACCTTCGTGGCGATGGACCACTTGAGGTGCACGTTCGGGCGCACGGCACCGCGCACGCGCTCGGTGGCGCTCTTCTTGCCGAACGGCGCGGACGACGCGAGGAGCCGGCGGACCGCGCCCGTCCACTTCGAGAACCCGCGGCGCATGGCGTTTCGCGCGTCGCGCTCGTTGAGCGTGAGCAGCCGCGCATTGATCGCGCGCAGCGCCGCGTCGTCAATCTCGACGCCCACCGCGAACGTGCGGCCCCTTCTTCCGTATGCGCTCGACGATGTCATGCGAGAGCCCCTTGTGTGATCTCAGACCGAGGAAGACGGCGAGCGGCGTATCCAGTTGCACCTTCACGTCTGCCGCACTCAGGATTTCGCGTGCGGCGCTGGCAAGTCCAATCCCTCCACGTACAGCTGCTCGATGAGCCGGGCGATCCGAAGCACCGTCGGCGCGTTCAGTTCGCGCACGACCTCGATGCTTGAGAACTCGGCCGAGCCGTCGGCCTTCACGACGTGGTTGAGCACGTACCACGCGGGCATGAACTCCCCGCGCGACTCGGCGTCCTGCGCGGCGATCAGGTGCGCCACGGTCGGCCGCTTGAGGTGAAGGACCACGCCGTCGAACGTCACGACGGCGGGCCGAGAGAGAAAGGCATCGAGGAGTTGGCTCACGCGACCACCGTGATGGCGTTGTCGGAGAAGAGAAGCGTGGCGGTGCAGCGCGCGATGTCGTTTGGCGCGACCGTGATCGAGGCGTCCTGGACGTACGCGTCGCCCTTGATCGACTTGCCGGAAGCCCAGATGACCTCCACGTCGCTGATCTTCGATCCGGTCGAGAGGTTGCTGAGGATGCCGGCGTTCGTCGAGCCTGATTCGTAGAACACCTCGAGCTGCACGGTGCCTTGCAGAAAGCCCTGCGCCGTGTGACGGTGCGTGTCGCCGACGGCGGTGATGTCGATCTGGTTCCGGCTGATGCTCGCGGTGGCCGACGCGACGTCGACGACGGTCGTCGATGCTCCAAACTTCACGCTGGCGGCGGTGGTGGGTGATGGCATGGCGTTTCCTTAGGCGTAGAACGTGAAACCGACGGTGGCGATGTAGAGCCCGGCTTCCTCGCCGTTCTCGGGTTGCGTTTCCTGAAGCACGGCGCGGCCGCTCTCGACGAGCACCCACGAGAGTTCCAGCACGAGCGCGCCGTAGAGCGACTCGGCCAGCGTGAGCGCGGCGGATGCGGACTCGGCGACGGCGTTGAACGTGATCGAGAACGCCGACAGCGGCGCGCCGCCGACGCTGACCGATTCGACCGACGTCACCTCGAACGTGATCGCGGGAAGAAGGGATGTCTGCAGCCGGCTGCCGTAGTAGATGCGGCGTCCGGCCGACGTCGCGCTGTCGAGCGTCGTGATGATCGTCTGTTGCACCGCCGACGTTTCGGTGACCGTGCCGGCGCTCATGCGACCTCCACCGCGTCAATGACGGCCACGCGATTCGCCTGGTCGAGGTTGCGGATGCCCGCGATGCGCAGCGTCTTGCCCTTGTAGAGAAGCTTGTCGATCTGGGTGATCGAGAGCCGCCCGATGTTCGGCCACCGCGTGCGCAGCTCGTAGGTGCCGACGGCGGCCACGCCGTCTCCGTATGCCTGCTCGGTCGGCATCGACTCGCGCACGTCGCAGATGATCGTTCCGACGTTCGTGGTGGTCGTCGTGCGGCGGCCGTACGCGTCCGGGTTGTTGGAGCCGGCGCGCAGCACGTTCACGCGGAAACGGGTCAGGCCCGACGAGATCATCGGAACGTGCCCCGGATTCGGAGGTGTTCAAGCATGAACTGGCCGCCCAGGGGAACCGTCGTGAGCCCGACGGGCTGCGCGGCTTCCGGGTTGTTGTAGTACAGGCCGACGAGCGAGATGATGGCCTGCACGACCTCGTTCGGCTCGGTCGAGTAGCCGGCGACGTAGGTCACGGTGATGAGCGTGCCTTCCTTGATGGACGGCTCGTTGAGGAACTCGATGGCCTTGATGTCGCCGGAGAGATCGACCCAGTAGTCGGTTCCGCTCGTCATCGTCACGGTGGCGCCGCTGCCGTCGGTGTAGGTCACGCTCGTCGTCGACACGTACGGGTAGTCGGCGAACGCCGTGCGCGCGAACTCGCGCAGGTACATCGTGCGCGTGGCCTGCGTGAGCTTGATGCCCGTGTAGTACTCGACCCACGACGTCGCCACGCCGATGAGCCGAGTCAACTCGGTGTCGTCATCGGTGTAGTCGATCTTGAGCGCCGTCTTGACGGTCGAGAGTGAGACTGCCATAAAACCCCCGCCCGGCCTTTCGGCCGGAGGGGGCAGGTAGAAGATGCCGATCAGCTGGCGTTCAGACCGTAGATCGCAGCGAACGCCTCAGGCTGCATGATCTTGGAATCGGTGCGAACCGTGAGGTACATCGTCGTGCGCTGATTGGCCGCGCCCGAGTAGGGATCGACCATCGAGGTCATGCCGGTGCGGTCGAAGATCTCGAAATAATCCCAGTTGCCGACGATGAAGAACGCCGATCCACGGACAGCCGTAGAAGTCGTGGCCGACTGCGTGGTCGCGACGTACTCGCCGATCGAGTACGGGATGCCGAGGATGGTTCCCGGCGCGCCACCCGAAAGACCCGCCGACTCGCCGATCTTCCAGATGTAGTCCGTCGTGTTGACCTTCAGCTTGCGGATGGTCTTGATGGCCGAATCCGACGTGAGGATGCGGAAGTTCCCGACGCGGTACTGCGGGGCGACCGCGTGGACGCAGTCGATGATGTTGTCGCCGGTGATCGCCGACGCGCCAGCGTCCTCGGCGAGCTGGACACCCTGATTGATGATGCGTCCGGAGTTGGTGGTCGCCCAGTCCGTGCTTCCGGTGTCGCCGATGCCCTGCGGCTGGGAGGATCCGGTTCCGACCGTGTAGTACTCATCCATGATCTTGGCGAGCGAAACGCCGCAGCGGTCGGCGACGTACTGCATCCCGGTTCCGACGCCGCCCTGCCCGATCGCGTCCTCGATGAACTCCTGAGACATCGTGGTCGCGCAAACGAACTTGTACGGCACAACCGACACGCTTGCGAACGACGGGTCGGCGGGAGTGATGGCACCCTGCTCGGCGACGAGCGCCGAAGTCGGGAGCGAACCCTCGACGGTGATCGTGCGCTTCGAGTCGATGGTGGACACCTTCGAGATCGAGCGCAGGACGCTGGCCTGATACATCCGCTCGACGATACGGCGCTCCATGTCGGTCGGGATGCCAGCGCCGCTGGTGCTCGTCGAGAGAACGCGAAGTTCCGCGGCGTCACCGCGCGCGACGGCCTTGAGCCAGCGCTCGGCGTACTCCTTCGAGGAGACGTCGAGGACCGAGTTGCGGGTCGCGACCGGCTTGAACTGGGGTTCGGCCATGCGCGATTCGAGCGCGGCGATCCGATCGTTTGCGGCGCGAAGGGCCGCGCGATCCTGCGCGGCACGCTCGACTGCGTCGAGGTCGGCGTCGATGCGCGCGAGCTTCTCGCGCTCCTCGCCGCTGCCTCGGATCTCTACGTGGTGCGTCTTCGCACCCGTTCGCGCCGCGAAGGTGTCGAGGGTCTTGCGGTACTCGTGGACGGTGTTCTCAAGGTTGTTCAGTTCGTCAGACATTGCTCATCCTGTGCAAGTGGATTTCGAGCCGCAGCGCAGCGGCTTCGAGTGCAGCCGCGGAAACGCTCCGCAGGCTCGAAAAGGT